CTTCGATTATTTTCGAATTAGCACAAGACTAACTAAGTCTTGACAGCTGGCCTTCCAACTCTCTGTAAAATTGCATTTTATTAGAGTTTTGGACTTTGGGACTTGTTTGGATAGACAAGTCCGCTACCACAGTTTCTAAGGTATCAAGACGATCTCATCCCTCGCGGATGAAATCGGATACTAACTCTAGTGTATATGGACCTTCAGGCATTACTAATTGCTCTGGTTGAGTACTATTCTTCCTTATAGTATCCTCAATTAGAGTATTAACAATGCTTTGGAGTGCAGGAGTGTCATACGGCCATGGTGTGTCTTCATATTCTACCTCCTCAGGTAGAAGAAAACCAGATCATGGCTTCTCTGACTCAAGTGCATACTCGTGGACATATTTGTCAACGCTGTAAGCGCGCTTCTCCTTCAACCCATCATATATTAAGTTAGTTAACTTAGATATGACCAGTTGTGATTCATTCTGCATTCGATAGAATGATCGGATAAGACGGCGGTTTACGACAGTAACAACTGATTCACAAATAAGCCGTAAGGTTTCTTCGTCTAGGTCCTTATTTCCCAGAAATGGTAATAAGGTAGACGTATTTACGAAACCAAGCGGCCCGATTATTTCTCATAAAATACGAGATTTAATCTTGGGATCAGTTATAACCACATCTGTTTGAGCAGAGAGTCCCCGCCCTACCATATCACGTAATACTTGAGGTAGATCACGGAGCCCTCGGAGTAAACTAGCTATCAACTTAGGAGGTAGAGGAGATCAATCCTCACCCGCTGAGAAGATACGCTTAGCAAACTCAAGGACAGATTCTTCAGAGACTATAGATTTATCCATGTTAATGGAAACACCTAAGTCGCTCGCCAGGGCCAGGTAACACCTCGCTACTGCTTCATCAGCAATAACTAGATCATCACCCAACAATGCGTAATCTGTAAAGATTTTATCAGATCCGCACCTGCGAGCGGATATCTGTACCATACAATGGTGAGTCAGGGCCAACATGGCCCACGAGGACAGTGCACCCATAGGTTGTCCCACACTATAATAGTAAGGGACAAACTTAAGGTATCACGGTCTTTTCACCAAAAGTATCGCTCAGGCATCCGCTGCAGCCTGTCCAATCAAAATTGAAAGTACCTGCTTCTGTAATTCTATCGGAAGTCGATCAGTAGCAGCAGTTAAGTCGAAACTATATAGTTTCTTATGACCTTTTTCATAAAGATGTTTCACAGGCGCCAGCTGGTCAAACGTACCGTCCATAGGATAGTGACGTAAGACCCGCAAAAGCGCATCGTGTAAAGGACGCAATAAAGATTGTGTCCAAACATCAGTTATGGCAAAGATTCTAACTTTACCAGCTGCCTCGATCTTCTCGGATAATTTTCCGAGCTTCAGTTTAGAATGCAGAATCTCTTTAAGACCTCCTTTAAGTAAAGTAAATCAGGTAGGGAGATAAGACATCTCCTCATCCAGAAGATTCATTAAACTAGGGCCAAAGAACGTGGACAAAGTCCTAAACGCAGATAAAAGTTCAGGGGCTTCCTTAAACGCTCACGCGTCTAAAGTAGCTCCTAAAACTGAAATCTTACTGTTAGGACCGGCCGTCGTGCTAGGCATCAAGTAAGCGTCCTTAAATACAACAAAGTTGTACTTAACGCGCATAGCTTGAAGAGCCTCCCTCACTTCCCATAAGGGTAGTGTTGGACTCTTTCCGTTAAATAAATCGGTAATTGTATTTATTTTCAGAATAGAGGGGATTTTAATAACACGGTATACTGTCAAAAGACTGAGTACCAATTGAATAATAACCTTGTTACGCTCCTCGATCTCTCGTCGAAGCGGCCAAGGAATTATTAATGGGATACCCCTCTTAGTGCCGACCCTTGGAAATGTTTTACATTCCTCGGGGAAGCCTGACAGAACTTTTAAGGTCAATCTGTGAGACTCCTTCATATACTGTACTAGAAAGACAGATCCATTCTTTCTATGCATAGTATGGAAGGCAGAAATCATTTGAAAGATCTGGACCTTGTGCTTAGTTTCTGAAAATAATCAAAGCAAGAGTCGCCCAAAATTGCTCAATTTCTTAATATTAAGAAATTGGCGTTTCGGAGCACCCTTGTTTTCAAACTCAGGTTTTAGCCGTGTTGGCTTCGCAGTTAGCGGTTGAGATGCTTGATTTTTCATAAGTAGAAATTAAGTGTTTTATAAGCTAACATGTGACAGTTCCCTCACTAGTCGCCTTTCCCTCGAGAAAGCATCTATCTCGGGGCAGGAATATAAAAGATTCTTGGGGCACACGGTGTGGACTGGATGAACTGTACCTGCTGGTATATTAAGTCACCTTTTGTGTGAACAATAGGTATAAACGGCCACTCATAGTCTTTATTAACATCAGTATTTATTGATCCTAAACAGATTAATTGTGCTGAATTAAGAAAACTACGAGAACCATGGTCAATGTGTAAACTTAAATTTGGGTGGAGGTACCTCCGGAATAAAGCTAAGCTACAGCAAGGTTTTAACCTACCGCTGCGCTAACCTGCTCAAACCTGACTCCCTCACTTAAACCTTAAATTTAAGAATACACACTAATACAAGGGTCAAGGAGTTGATAATTATTAACAATTCCTATCTAAAGAGGTAAAGGGACTTTATGTATCCTTTATCCTATAGTGACCTAAGACCTTAATACAGAGCAGCAGACTCCCCTGGAGTACAGGTACGAATGAAAGGGCTTATCCAAAAGGATGACCCTTTGTACCTGATTATCGAACTCCTCCTTCCAAACGGAGGCGGTAATCAGGGCTTTCACGTACTTAGAGCAACCCCGGTTAATAAACTAACCCTCTGTTAGAATAACGCCTTGCCTTCCTGATCAGGGAAGGCCAAGACTCCGCTGGCACTAATGTCATATTACTGACAAGGCCGGGCAGGACCACTTTGCTCAATTACTTCACAGAGTAGCAAGATTGGAATCAAGCTATGATCTCTATGAGGTAGGCTTCCCCTCGGTTCGATTCCGAAG